CTGATGTTCTAACCCCTCTTGCTGTTACTTATTGGACTGAAGACGGAAACGGTTTGACTGTCATAGCTCCGAAGTTTTCCACTACGTTCGCGGGGTACACAAGTACCACGATGTTACGTTTTGGCAGAGTTTGGACAGGCAGTACGACCCCCGGCTATAAGTCCCTTAAGCAGCACAAAAGGAAACGGTTAGCACCTCTGGCGCACAGAGTGAACTATACCCAAATGCGAGGCACGGCCTTTGCGCATTGGACTATGCAGAACCCGCCTACGGCGGGAACTACGCGAGTTCAACGTTGCACAAGCACGGTCTGGCAGATGGGTCTCCCAGCATTAAGCCACTTGTCAGAGGCTTATAATGCTGCACGGTCCCGCACCGCAGGGTCAATGAATAGTTTGCATATGAATGTCGCTCAAGCTTTTGCTGAGCGCAAACAGACTGCAAATCTACTAGCTGACTCTGCTGTGCGGATAGCCGCTCTTGCGCGTGCCATAAGGCACGCTGATATCAATGGGATTAACAAAGCAATCGGTAAGTCGAACTCCTTCCCAGGAGCCGACAAACGATTAGCTGCGTCCCCACTGAATAAGAGACTTTCAAACCACTGGTTGGAATACCAGTATGGATGGAAGCCTCTGTTGCAGGACGTCTATGGCGCTGCTAAACTGTTAGGTGATCATATCGCTAACGATTCCTATGTACATTCGACTCGTGGGTCTGCAAAGGCCCACAAAGCGACGTACAGCGGTGACGGTAGCTTTAATTCACCGATCCAGCATACGAGTACTGATACCCGTGTAAAAATGGGTCTCAATTATCGTATGGGCAGCGTGGAACGAGCCCGCCTGGCTCAAACTGGCATTGACAACCCGGCTCTGCTAGCCTGGGAAGTTCTACCGTATTCCTTTGTGGTTGACTGGTTCCTACCCGTCGGAGACTACCTTGAGGGGCTAAATGCCTTTTCTGGGTTTGAATTCGTTTCGGGTTGGGTCAGTTACCTTACAAGGTTTCGGTATTCTGTCGAGTATACTGGTAAGCAAACGAAAGGTAGCTCAATAACGTTTCGCACGGGCTTCGGGGAAATCATCCAGTCGGAATATAAACGAGATGTACTCAGCACCTTCCCTGGTGCCGGGTTACCTACGTTTAAAAACCCTATTGGAGGAGAACCTTTGGCCCGTTTTGCAACGGCTTTTGCGCTACTTCGTGTGCTTTTCAAGTAATAGCAGTACTCGATCACAATGCCCTTCAGGGGCGAACAAGGACGAAAGTCAAAAAATGGCTGCACAAGCAGACCTGGTCTTGGCTGATGGCCAGGCTACTCCCGTGAACGTGACGTTCTATGCGAATGGTGTCAAAGCCGACACCACCGGCGGAACCATTGCTACGTACAAAAGCCGCGAGGCTTCTGGCATTGCAATTGGTTCCAAGTCGGTGACTGTCGGCGTGCGCGAGTCGGCCGCGAAAGCGGATATCGACAAGCGCATCACCACTCCAGTGTTGGAAGTGATCAGCGGCTCCGATGGTGGTTACACCCCGAAGCCGAAGGTCGCTTACAACCTGTTTTCGCGTGAACAGTTCGTGCTCCCGACGCGGTCGTCTCTGGCGGAGCGCAAAGATATTCTTGCTTTCAGCAAGAATCTCAATGCGCACGCCGTGATGACCAACGCCGTGTGGAACTTCGAACCCGTCTGGTAACAACTCTTTTAAGGTGATATTGTGAATATGAACTCAGTTCTATCTTCCCTCAGGGAAGCTCTCCTCTCGCGTGGATTCCGTGTGGTCCAAGGTCGGTTCGCTGTGCGAATCATATATGGTGATGGATCCAGTGATGGATTTCACTATCATGTTAGATTCGATAGCTCGCTATCTTTGGACACCACTGCGTCCATGTATAGAGTGATTCGTTATATCGCTCTTAAGGAAATGTCACCAGCCGCTTGGATTCGAGGAAAAGGTCCATACATCCTTAAGAAGGTGATGCTCATGTCGCTGCTTGCAGCGGCAGAGGAGGTCCCCATCTGTCCGGTGTTTGAACTCGATCTTCGACGTCCTGCGGACGACATGCTCGCCATAGTATCGGGTTCACCCGATTTTATGATCGAGTACCTAAGTGAAGGTAGTAGTGATACTACGTTCGGTCGGATTCCTGGCGCGATACCTTATCGTCGTCGGGTGTCTCCGAAAATCTCCGTTGCTTGCAACGGAGGTGTCCGTGATTGATCCCTCCTTCAAATTTGAAAAATCTGTTGGGGAGAAAATTCTTGGACATTTCTACCTTAGGATGTGCTCTGTTGTCAACAGTCCTCTGGCTGTGCATTGCGCTGACCTATTTCAAAGAGGTGAGTACGCCCGTCTTTTGGACGTGCGTGCTAATCCCGATGACTATGGTTGCGCTTATGCATTTTCAGACGATTATCTCATCAGCTCTTTCCTGACTCGCTTCCCGGATTTTGATCTGGGCATCGATAAGGAGGCTGCCGCCTTTAGAAAGTGGCAGTTAGCTGAAGAGAGTTGCGGTCATGTCAATTCTTTTCTTAGATCTGAATGGGCAGGGGAAACCCCTTATCCCCTGCGTGTTTCGCTCGCGTTTCAGCGAGCGAGGCAGAAAATCCATCGGATCCTCGGGAAGCTTGACTATGATTTCATCAGAAGCGCATGTCGGTTCGGTCCGGGTATCGATTTGTCCACGAGAGGTGCACAGCACAGCACGTACAACAAATTTGAAACTTCCGGATCTGCCACGCCTTGGGTCCTACCTGTTTACTCCGAAATCTTTTCGGAGGACCACAGGGAGGATTTCCTGCAGGAAGCCCAGCTTCTCTCAGGTAACAAGTTAGCCTTCGTTCCGAAAAACGCAAAAATCTATCGACCCATTGGTGTCGAGCCTAGGTGGAATATCTACCTTCAGCTCGGCATTGGTGAATTGATAGTTCGGCGCCTTCGCGACGTAGGGATCGATCTTTCCGATCAGTCCCGAAACCAACAAGCTGCCGCGCGTGCTCATAGAGCTGGTCTTGCGACCATTGACCTATCTTCTGCGTCGGATAGTTTATCCAAGAACTTAGTTCTTTGGCTTCTACCCGAGGAGTGGAGCGATCTACTCTTTCGTACGCGGTCTCCTAGAACATCCTATATGGGTGAATCTAGGGTTTTAGAGAAAGTCTCTTCTATGGGGAACGGATATACATTTCCGCTCGAGACATTGATCTTCTACGCATTGTCACTTGCTGCTGTGGAAAGCAGTAGTGACTATGTGGGAGAAGTTCGCGTGTATGGAGACGATATAATCGTCCCCCGACATGCGGCTGCGGCGACCCTGGAGTTGCTCTCTTACGCGGGTTTTTCAGTTAATACTGATAAGACCTTCGTTCGAGGGCGGTTCTTTGAGTCCTGCGGCTGTGATTATCTCGATGGCGTGAATGTCCGGCCCTTCTTTCAGAGAAAGGGCATCACTGAGGTATTCGATCTCTACACTCTCTCGAACCAACTATTAGCGTATGCTTGTCGGGAAACCGATTTTGCAGACTCTAAGTGGAAGGATCTGTGGGAGTGGACGATTTCGAAGATCCCGCGACGGGCTCGCTTGTTCGGGCCCCGCGGGGTATCTGGTGTTATTCACAGCTCTTTAGACGTTTGTAACCCGACTAGAGCGTCGGGTCTCAAAAATAAAGAGGGCTGGGAAGGTTGGGTATTCCCGTGTTGGACACCCGTCGCGATGAAACGCGAAGGGCATTCCTACTATGGACACCTATACACCAAGATATCCGCCGACGTGGACACAGGCCAGGAGTACGTTGTACCCCGAAGCTTTGTGTGGAGAAGAAGGCGAGCGTACGTTCCAACGTACCGTGAGTTTC